TTACCATTTTGATTCTTAACGTAGCTGTAAAATATATAAATATCTTGAATAGGGGTAGGAACTGAATCCTCATTTCCACTAGCGTTAATAATATTCGCCTCACCAACCAGTTGCGCCACATATATCGGTTCGGCAATTAGCTGCTTAAAGTTATCTGCTCCACCGAATTGCCATTCAGTATTTTCTAAAACTTTCTCTGCTAACTCTGCGGCCGTGCCTTGATTATTATTGAGTTCAGAGTCAAAGGTTAAATTATAACCAGTCTTTGATAATTCTAAAACAAAGGCATCAGTACAGCTGTAAGTCCATTCTAACCCATCACTTGATTCTGTATGGTCTTTAATAATAAACTCATACCATTCATTATCATAATGAAGCTTAACTTTACGTTCATTTACAAGTAAAGCCGCGAATGGATTGATAACCTCATCATTATTATAAGGGTCAAAATATCTATATCTTAATGAAAACGATAATATTTTCTCCCCATTGGTCTTCTTATTAAAAACGGGGTTATAAACTTTGTTTAACCCCGTCATTGTATCTGAGCCGATGACGGCCAATTTTACTTCTTTAAATTCATATTTGGCTCCGTCTTGGATGAGTTTGTCTTCCCAAACGGAAATTTCATATGGTTTTATTAAGTGCTCACCCATGTGTGCCTCCTAGAAATATAAATAATCATAAAATATTTTAATATTTTCGTTACCATTGGTTACTATAATTTCTGATTCCTCATTAAAATCATTAGGTTGTAATTTGAAAAAGTAACCCGCTTCTATGCAATCATTATATAAATTATTGCTTATAACATATGTATTATTACTATCAGATGCTACTCCAATAATCAAATTAGTATTAGTATCTATAAATACTCCACAGTCCGTACTATTTTCATCAAAACCATTTTTCCGACCTTGCGCCGGCAAAGTGAATTTTAAAATAGCAGTTTGATTATCTGTTATATCATATTGATAAGTTAAAGTCATTTGAGCTTCAGAACCTTGAAAAGGTATATACATACGAAAACCAGTTTCTATATCGCCAGCATTATATATTTTTATAACACCGCTATCGCTATTATACACATCAATTTCGCGCGCACTATAGTCTTCTGCCGATAAAATGCCACTAGAAATAGCCCACTCATCACTTTCCTCTGCTGGAAGAACCTTAAAACAAGATTTTGCGAAAGGAAAATAACAAACAAGTGTCATTTTACCTTCACCTTTGTAGATACGTTCTTTAATGTCAAGATACTTATAAGGGATAACTGGTTCTCTTTCAATGGTATAACCAATAACTTGTGTTTCTCCATCTACTTCTTCAGTAATTGGAGTTCTACTTTTTACCCTTACTCCATCTTTTTCCGTATCTAGTTCTCTTTTCGGTTCATCAAAGCAAACATAAGAAAGTTCAACTGGGCTTTCAAGTTTTGCCATATATTTTTTATAAGGACGTTCATCAAACACAAGTGGTTGTATTTGTTTTGTCCCAAAAGCTTTTCTTAATTGTCTAAATTGTACTTCTGTTAAATGGTCAAAAGCAAATTCTATGTCAAAAGACTTTGTGCCATAATCTGACCCAAAGTAATATTCTCCATTTAATCCCGGTACCTCAGCAGTTCTATCCTTAATTTCTGATTGTAGTTGTTCTTCATATCTATCACTACTTGAAACTCGAATAATTTCTAAGTTATCACTGCTATAATTTCCAAAGGTAAAGCCTAAAAAATCTCCCCTTTCCATTTCCTTTTACTCCTTTATTTCTTTTTATTCTCCAGCTTTTTTTGGAGATAAGAAATCATGTGTAATCATACACTGGTCATATACTCTTTTAATCGTTTTAATAGCCAAAACTGCTTTATTGTTTTCATAGTCTTCGTGGTCGTTGCAATAATGTTCATATACTGTAATGTCATCAAGTATTTCATCAAAATGTTCTTTTGAATGTCTTTGACCACACAGAATTTCATCATTGAAACGTAAAATACGTTGTCTTGCAAAACGAACTCTTTCAAGTTCGTCTGCTTTTTCTAGCTCATCAACTTTTTTAGATAACTCGTCCATTCGACCATTAATGTTTTGAGAAAAGTTATCAACTTGTTGCATCGCCTCTCTATTAATAGAGCGGCCGATTGTTCGACCAATTAAGTTCCAAATGTTCAGTTCAAGTTTTGGTATCTTAATCATCCCCATCAGGATAATCAATAACCCAATTACTCCACCCTGAGCAAGGTTATTAATTTCTAAAAAGTCCATATATTCCTCCTATATCCTCACAGGGACATTTCTCTTCGATAATAAGTGGAGATTACCTAAGAAAACTCTACTTTTTAGCAGTGGAGGATTAGGCATGAGTAAAGGTGAAGAAAAGATTGTGGCGCTCTTACAAAGAGGCAAATATAGATTTGAAAGAGAAAAGCGATTCAGCGATTTAAGAAAGGGGTTATATCGCTTTGATTTTTATGTCGTAGGCGGCCGCGCAGTCCCGTGTTTGATAGAACTACAGGGAGAACAGCATTATCACTTTGTAAGTAAATTTCATAGCTCGCGCGCCGACTTCAAAACAGCACAAGAACGAGACAGACGAAAGATTAGTTATTGTTTATCACATGGCATTCCGCTGTATATAATCCCCTATTGGGAGCTTGATAATTTGCACACCGCGGCCGACCTGTTCAATCCACGTTTCCGCGCGAAAACTCGTTGGAAAAACGACATTGATTGGCAGAACTATCAAAATTTGACACATCGACGCTAAAATTGCTATAATATAATAGAAAGAGAAAAACAAAAAAAATTAAAGTAATTAGATACATTATTTATTATTAGTGTGTATATTTACTTTAAAATTTAAGAGGAATTAGTATGGATTATTATTTTACTTATGGGTTATTAATCCCTCTTCTTGCAAGTATTTTACTTATTATTATATTATATTCAAAAAACAAAAAGAAAAAAGAAGTAGTAGAAAAATTAGTATTTGAAAACCATAAATTAGAAACTTTAAGAAAGGAAGAATTAAAAAACTACTTTGAAGAAGAGTGGAAACAAGAAAAAGATAAGTTAGATTATGAGCGTAAGATATATGAATCAAATATATCTAATCGCCAAAATGAATTAGAAAACAAATATAAGTTAGATGCCAGTAAATATGAAGGCGAAATTAAAAAATTAGAAGTTCATTTAAAGGAAAAAGAAAAGCGGTATAATGAAGTCAATCAAGACCTTGACCTTTACAAGCAAGGTAAAATAAAAGAAATTGATAACGCCGCTGCAGAATACGAACAACGTAAGCGTTTACTTGCTTCTAAAGCAGCAGAAGAACATAATTTGGCTCTTAAAGAAGCAAGCGGTCAATTACAGGAACAGTTACGTCGTACAGAAGAAGTTTTAAGGGTAAAACTTGAAGAAACTAAGGCTGAATTAGAAGTCGAACGTAGTAAGCGCGCGGCCATAAATGAAGAAATAAGGAAGTCTGAAGAAAAAGAAAAATATAATGAACTTCACTCTGTTCAGCTAACAGAGAATGAAAAAGAAGATATACACTTTCTTTTGTCTTTAGAAGACCGTTTACATAATAAACAAGCATTATATAAATTAGTTTGGTCTACTTATTTACAACAGGCTTATAAAAATACTTTCAATAATATACTTGGTAGCCGTGACCCTCGCAACGTTATTTATTGTATTGAAAATATTAACACTGGCAAAAAATATATAGGTAAAACTTCAGCAGAGGTTTCAAAAAGATGGACGGAACATATTAAAACTTCTTTAAATATAGGGTCTATCAAAACTACTAATATACATAAGGCTCTATATAATCATTGGGATGAATTTATTTTTTATATACTTGCAGAAACAGAAAAAGAAAAATTATCTGAAATGGAAAAATATTATATAAATTTTTATGAAAGCGACAAATATGGTTATAATATTAAAGCAGGTGGATAATGGGATTTATATATATTATTAAAAACACAATAAATGATAAAGTTTATATAGGACAAACAACAAATACTATTGAATACCGATTTTATCAACATTTAGATTGTAGTAAAAGAGATTATAAAAATAGCGCATTATATAATGCTATGCGAAAATATGGTAAGGAGCATTTTTATATTGAACTGATTGAAGAAGTTCCATTTGAGCAATTGGATGAACGAGAAATTTATTGGATTGCTTATTATGATTCTTATAATAATGGATATAATTCTACAATAGGCGGTAAGGGAAGTAAAAGAATTAACTATGAGCCAATCATAAAAGATTGGTACGAAGGATTATCTGAATATGAAATTCGACAAAAACATAATATAAGTGAAACCCTAATGTGGAAAATATTAAATCTTTATAATATTTCTTCAGAAGAACGAAAATTACGATTTGCTCAAAGTAAACAACAAAACACCGATGAAAAAATTCTAGACTTGTGGAATCAAGGTTATGGTCTACGAGAAATTAAAAGAGAATTCGGAGGCAGTAGAGAAACTATTAAGAAACAACTATTACGCCAAGGAGTTACAGAAGAAGATATATATCAAAGAGGGTTAGCCAAAAGAGGAAAACCAGTAGAACAATATACTTTAGAAGGAGAATATATTACTACTTATAATACTACAAAAGAAGCCAGTAATGCTTTAGGACATAGTAGCAGTTCTTCTATACAACGGGTTTGCCGTGGAGAATTAAAGCAGGCTTATGGATATAAGTGGAAATATAAATAAATTAAATCTCGCGACAGCGAGGCCCGACAGGGTAAGGAGGCATTATGCAGTTTACAGAAACACAAAAACAAATTATTACAACAGATAAACCAAAAGTGCTTGTATTAAGTAGCGCGGCCAGTGGTAAAAGCGCGGTAATTGTAGAAAGAATACGCTACTTACTTGAACAAGGAGTAGACCCTTCAGAAATTGTAGCTATTACTTTTACAAACAACGCAGCTTCAGTTATGTATGAAAGATTAGGATACCCAAATGGATTATTTATTGGAACTGTTCATTCATATTGTAACTATTTACTTCGCGGCGGTGCGGTAGATACAACTCAAATTTTAAACGAAGAACGTTTCGACGATTTATTTGAAGAAATTAAAAAGAACCCAGATTGTATTAAACCCATCAAATATTTGCTACTTGATGAAGCACAAGACTCAACTAAAGCACAGTTTGAATTTTTTGAACTACTTAATCCAAACAATTTCATGTATGTAGGAGATATTAAACAATCTATTTATGGATTCAATGGGTCATGTCCAGAATACCTTATAGACTTATGGTATCATAATGATGTAACAGTTTATGAAATGCGTCAGAATTTCCGTAATCAACCCGACATACTTCGTTTTGCGAAAAAGTTTTTATATAGACTTGGTCCAGATTATGATGATGACTCAATTCCTATGAAGTCAAACGATGGACGCGCGCACGTATTAGAAGGACAGTATACTCCAAATGAGGCGGTGTTTGCTTTACTCCGACAAAAAGCATTATTTCATACAAATTGGGGAGATTGGTTTATTCTTTGTAGAACCAACGCAGATATAGAATTGTTTAAAAACCTACTCGCACAGAGGAATATACCAACAGACACTTTTAAACAATCGGAACTTACTAATTCTGAAATACAAGATAGGTTAAAAGAAGATTCGGTTAAAATTTTAACCGTACACAGCGCAAAGGGTATGGAAGCACCTTACATTCTTTCTTATAATATAAGAGCTTATAATGATGAAGAAGCGAGATTATGTTATGTTGCAGCCACTCGCGCGAAAAACTTCCTCATCTGGGCGAAGATGCCGCCAAAGAAGAAAAAGAAAAGCAATAGAATTACAAATTGGGAATAGATTTTTTCTACTTATAAATAGGTTAAATTTATAAGGAGGACAACTCAATGGACATAAGTAAACAAAGCCAAGAAAGAATTGATTGGTTAAAAGCGATGCCTAAAGAAGCACAATTTGAGGCAATCGCAATGCGTATAAAGAATCCGCAGATTTATGGCCAATTCCTTGCGTCAGATGAAGACGCTAGCATTTGGGATTATGTTTATGCGGCGGGACTTATTAGTAAAGCTGATGCGGATTTCATTAAAGCTGAAGAGGCTAAAGAAGAGGAAGGCGGCGAGGAACAAACTCAAGAGCCTACTTCAAATCTAGACCAAACAAATGAAGAACCGAAAAATGAAGAGTCTATTCCAGACGGTGAATAAGTAAATAAAAAGACGGGTTGTTAGCCCGTCTTTTTTATTTGTTATTTTTCTACACCATAGTAGTCTACTTTTAAACCAATGTCTGATATATGATTACTATCGGCACTTATTGTTGTAGTGCCACTAGCTGTAATAGTTTGCGGAGTGGCTGATTCAGTTATTTCTTCTGCAAGTGGGTATAGCACGATAACAGGAGTGCCTTGTGCGTATTGGTCAGCAAGGTAGGCTTTGAATTGTGCAGCGGTTTCAAAGCGACTATCCTTTATGCATAGCCTCTCCGTACCGTTAAGCAGGAATGAGCTGTCTGCCATAGACGGAATGGATGAGTCTGTCCATGCGTAGTGAGAGCAGATAGACTGACCATTACCCGATACCTTTTTAGGGTCGTTAAGAACGTTCGCCGCCCAACATGAGGATTGATACAGCGAGAAGCCTTCCGTCCCATCAAGAACCTTGACTCCGACCTGTCTTGTAATTGTGCCGCTGATAACGCCCTGTGTATCCTTATAGTTTCCTACTGCGAAGAGGTCAGCTACAGATACAGTCTGTGGTTCACGATATGGCTCATAATCAGTGGCCGCTGAACCTCGCTCCAATTGAACTTCCGTATTTGCAAGCATTTCTTCATATAACTCTCTCGTTGCTCCTCTGTTTACTCGAAAATAAAGGTAGCCACTATTATCCGTTGTCAATTCTCTATCTCTGATACCGACAGTCTTATGAGCTATGGCGGCAAAGTCTTTATTTGCTGTCGCATCGGCGGTAACGAGAACGTAAAGATTTTCGTCTAAGCTTGTGTAGTCATTAAGGTAGTGTGAAGAAAGATAATAAGTCGTATTCGGTTCAAGCTTAATTGGAATATTCCAATAATTTACAACTTGACTTGTGTCTGTTACTTCATCAAAGGTCGGCATCTTCAACAGATTCTTACCGCCAACAGATAGAACTTCGGGAGTGCCGTCTGCAATAACACCCTCGGTGTATGGCTCATATGGCAGAGCAGTTGAACCTTCGTTGAGCATCCAGTCAATATTGGTTACGTCGTCCATGCTCAACGCTTCACGACTAGGATTCGAGCCAATACGAATATATGTCGTGTCCGCTCTTGTGTTAATGGTCATACTTGAGTGTTTTTCACTTGAACTACCATCTAATGTGCGCTGTAAAAAGTCCTTGTTACTGTCATATTCCATAATGGACGAGTAATAGATAGGCTCACTTACAGATAGCGTATAAGTGGTGTTCGGTTTAACCGGAATAAATTTCGTGTTATAAAAATTCTGATTGTTTGAAACCTCTACACCATTATCGTTAATATAATAGCGAAGACGGATGTTTTCTTCTGTCATTTCAAGCAGATTTGTTCCGCTTACTCCCCATTTCACTGTTCCATTATTGCAAACGATGTCAACTGGTGTGCTCGGTGTAGGTGTACCGTTTTGCTCTGTCTTTCCATATTGAGTAATTTCTACTATACCACCCTTATAGTTAGGTATCTCTGGGATAGTTATACTATTAATACCCGTAATTGTTTGTATAACATATAAAATTCTTTCCCATAGAACTTCTCCAGCGTGTTCAATTCTAATAACACTACCCTCTGGAATCACCAGTTCTTTTAAATTGTCAAAAATCATAATTCAATCACCACCTTTTTGGTGACAGTAGAATCATCTTCAAGAGTAAAAACCCATTCTTCTGAACTATATGCGGGTTTATTGGTTAAATCAGTATATGAACCACTAAATAAATTTAAATCTGCTGTGGTTTTATTTCCATCTAAAGTAACTCCATTAATCTGTGGTTTATTACTTAATTCAGTATAATTAGTAGTACCACCTTCGCCACCCGACCCACCTTTCTTAAAATTTACTTCAACAAATTCTCCAGAATGATTCTTCATATAGGTTTTACTATTTTCAATACAATATGCTATTGAACCAGCCTTTGCTTTTGAAGAAATATCTGCTATTTCTGCGGCAGTATCAATTACATATTCATATATGCCAAACTTTTTATGGCCTTCTTCTGAAATTATTGAAACCATTTATATTTCCTCCTTATAGGTATAAATTACTATTTTTCCATATATAAGTAAGAAAATGTTAATTATAGTACGTTGATTCGCGCCGATGCCATAAAATTATATCATGAACGCCTCATTCGCTAGTTCTATGCAGTCGCGCGCTTCTACGTACAACTTCTAAATTTGCAATTTTTATTGAAATATGATATAATATATATAGGATAAGAAAGGAGTATAAAAATGATAATTAATTTAACAGATTTTTATGATGTAGATAAGGTAGAACATTGGACAACCTCAATTGGTGTATCTATGTATGATATTGAACTTGTCTCTAAATCAACAGGCGAAGTTATTACTTGGTCTTTTACCGAGGAATACTTCGATAAATTGCTCGATGAAATGGAAGAAGAATATAATGGTTTAAAGGCTCATTATGAATATATTTCTTGGGCCATGAAAGAAAAGGAATATGTATAAGGAGGAAAACTAATGCCAGAAGTAGGAGATACAATCAGAATTAACTATATGAAAAATGAACCGCAGTATACAGGCAAGGAAGGAATTATTCGTGTAATTGATGATTTTGGTCAAATATTCGGTTCCTGGGGTGGTTTGGCAGTTGTTCCAGACATAGATGATTTCGAGATTATAGAGAAAGGTCATGCCAATGTTCAAAGCAAAACGAATTGACACCGGAGACATAGATATGATTCTCGCGGTCGACCATAATGATACTTTCCAACAAACCTATTTTCTTATATGGAAAGATGGCTGGAGATGGCGGCCGGCGCACAAGTACGTACCACCAAATGTGGATTTAAGTACATTGAAGGGTATTAATATACGTACAGAAATTAAAGCTACAGAAGATTCTAATTGATGAAAATATATTGTTCTAGGAGAAGAAATGACATATAATATGCTTAACGGATTGGTAGAATTAGAATATCTTAATACAGGTGGCGATGAAATATCTCACTATAAAACCATTGGTTTTAAACCAGAACCGGCAACGACATATATAAAGTATATATTAGATAATACTTCAGAGTGGGGATACATATATTTATTTGATTGGGATACCGCTCAATCAGATGTGATTGAATATCGTTATGGGACTATTGTTAATGAAATAAATAATAGTTGGTCAAATAAAATTGTTTCAAAAGTTCAATATGATGGAGGCTGGTCAAGAGGAGATTGGCGAATAGGTACTGGTGGTAGATAATAAAACATAAATGGATATATTATTGACAATAGGATTATGTACAGGACTAACATTTATATGGAAGTTACTGATGAAAGAACAAAGAAGACTATACAGTAAAGAAAATTTGACTATGGATAAAAATTCAATTACAATTACAATTGACAATTATTGTGGACAAAAAATAACGTTCACGGCATCAAAAGATGCAAAAATTGAAACACTATTAAGCATCGACGGCTCAAAAGTTGTGGGCTTTGATATTGATGTAAGAGACGAAGATATACTAATTAAAAAAGAGGATATTTAATGAACTATACAGCACAAGATATAGAAACCTTAAGTTTTCGCGATGCTGTTCGTGAACGTGTAGCCATGTACATGGGTAGCGCCGATAATCAAGGCGTTCTACAATGCGTGCGAGAACTTATTACCAACTCAATAGATGAAATGACAATGGGATATGGTGATAAAATAACGGTAATTTTATTTGGTAATAATACAGTGAGTGTAAATGATAACGCTCGTGGTGTTCCTTTTGGTTTACGTGATGACGGCACCGAAGCAATGGAAGCTATTTATACAATGCCTCATACGGGTGGTAAATTTAATGAAAAAATTTATCAAAATGTAGCGGGGCAAAATGGTATCGGGTCAAAGGGGGTAGCATTATCTTCCACTCATTTTCAAGCCATATCTTGGCGTGATGGTAAGTGTGCCACGCTGGTATTAAAAGATGGGATTAAAACTGGTTTTAATATTGTTGATATTCCTAATAGTTTACAGCATGGTACAAGTGTTCAATTTACTCCTTCGCCAGAGGTATATAACCTTGAACCAATTAATATTAAATTTGAAGATATAAAAGATATGTGTCGCAATTGGTCTTATCTGACAAAAGGAGTTACTTTTGAACTTATTAATAATGATACGCAAGAAAAAATAATTTATAAGTCTGAGAATGGAATTAAAGATTTTCTTAAAGATTCAATTAAGAAACCAATTCATAAAACCCCTTTATATATTTGTTTAAAAGAAGACGGAATTGAATGTGAGGTTGCTATGCAGTGGGCGGCCGACCGTAAAGAACATTGGTATGTATTTACTAATGGACTTGCTAATGTAGAAGGTGGCACTTCGTTAACGGGTGTTAAGACCGCACTTACAAATTTCTTCAAAAAGAAATTTAAAGGTGAGTTTAGCCCCGAGATTGCACGCAGCGGATTATTTTACGTTGTAAATTGTAAAGTTCCAAATCCTTCATTTGCAAATCAAACGAAAACAAAGGTTAATAATCCAGAGTTGCGCGGACTCGCGCAGCGTGCGACAGGACAGATGTTAGAGGAATTCAGCCGCAGATATGTAAATGAGTTCGATTCAATTCTTGAATTGCTTACAAAAGAACTCAAAGCTGAACGGGCCGCAGAGAAGGCGCGCAAGCAAGTTCTTGAAGCGTCAAAGGAAATTGAAAAGAATCAGAAGAAAAAGGTTTTTGCCTCCGATAAGCTGAAAGATGCAGAGTTCCTTGGTCAGAATTCAACGCTTTTGATTGTAGAAGGTGATTCCGCTTTGGGCGGTATGGCACAGGCGCGCGACTATACCAAATATGGATTACTTGGTATTAGAGGAAAGATGATTAATTGTCTTTCTAATCCAGAAGAGAAAATTTACAACAATGAAGAAATTAAACTTCTTTTAAGTGCAATGAATATTATTCCTGGTAAGTATAATGCCTCAAAACTTCGTTATGGTAAATTAGGTATATGTACCGATGCTGACAGCGATGGATACCATATTGGTTTACTTATTATGTCTGCTTTAGCCTATCTTGCTCCAGAGTTTATTAAAGAGGGGCGTCTTTGTTGGCTTCGCGCACCACTTTATATAGAAACCTATAAAGGTAAAGAAAATTATTATTTTACTGATGAAGAGTTAGCCGAAGCAAAAAGAAAAAACAAAATTAAAGGACAGCTTTCTCGTAATAAAGGACTTGGAGAAATGGATGCAGAAACAGCAAGAATTTCAATGTTCTCTCCAGAGTTTCAAAGATTAGAAATAATGGAGTATACCCCTGAAGCAATTGATTTATTATATCAGCTTATGGGAGAAGATGTAGAACCAAGACGTAATTTTATAATGGAGAAAATTGATTTTAGTAAGGTGAGAGAATGAAAACAGCACAAGAACTTAAACAAGAAATAATTGATTTAGATAAACAAATTGATAAATTACAATTTAAGCAATCAGAATTAGAACTGGCTTTAGAAGAAATAGAACCCACTAAATACATAGACCACTGTTGTGTATGTGGATGCTCAAGTGAAGAAAAGAAAATTAACATTCATAGTGCCATTAATATGCCAGTAAGTTTAAGTTATTGTGAAGATTGTGATAAGAAAGGATATGTTACCATATGGGAAGTGTTAATATATTTAGCTAACCCTAATCATAAAAACCATATATTAAAAGATTGGGATTTTATTAGAGAAAATATAGAAACTATTATATCTGCTGATTTTAAGCATAAAATTAATATTTATAAGCAATTGGAACAAATTAATGAACACTATAATGAAGAAAGTTAATTTAGTAAGGTGAAAAAATAATGAAATTTTTAGTAGATGAATTACCAAAAGATAAATATGATTGTTATTATGCTGAATGGATACCGTACCCGCCAATCATGGAGAAGTCTGGAGACTATACTTGTAATTTAACTAATAAAAAATGTAATTTAACATTTGATGGCATTGAATGTGAAGGATTAAAAGTACATGAGTAATTTAAAACCAATAATCGAAGAATCAATGATACAATACGCTGGGGCAGTTATACAATCCCGTGCGTTAGTTGACGTGCGAGACGGAATTAAACCTTCTGCTCGACAAATTTTATATGCTTTATATGAGGACAAATTTTATCATACCAAACCTTATAAGAAAACCTTAAAGGCGGTTGGTTCATTAGCGCGCTTCTATATCCATGGCGATGCCTCTGCGGTCGGTGTTCTTATGCGCCTAGGTCAACCTTTTGCTATGCGTTATCCATTAACAGACATACATGGCAACTGTGGTAATCTTATGAAAAGTGGAAATTGGGCGAGTCAAAGATATACTGAAACTCGTTTATCCCCTTTAGCAGAACAAATGCTAAAAGATATTGAAAAAGACACAATAAAAGATTGGCGTGATAATTATGATGATACTGAAAAATATCTGTCAGTTATGCCCACCAAAGGTTTTTATAATATATGTAATGGCACTATGGGCATTGCAGTTGGTGCAGCTTCTTCTGTTCCGCAGTATAACTTAAAAGAAATGAATAAATCTCTTGAATATCTTTTGCTTCACCCAGATTGTGATTTTGAAGATATATATATTGCACCAGATTTTGCTACGGGCGCAGTATTACTCAACGAAGATGAAGTTAAAGAATCAATGAAAAAAGGAACTGGTTTCGCCTGTAAACTTCGTAGTGTCGTAGATTATGATAAGAAAGCAAACTGTTTTATAGTTACCGAAATACCATACTCAGTTTATACTAATACAATTTGCGGCGAGTTGGAAGATATAATCAATGGAGAAGAAAACCCAGG